TCTAGTAGTAGAAGTATTTTGCTCAAAAATCAAATATCTCGAAGTTGAAGCGATATACTTTCTAACAGTCAATAACAATCTACGAACATTAATTCTATCCAATGCAGATGGTTTATCTTGCAAAGTTTTTTGTCCGAATACTACGATACCTTGTCCAGGGAATTGTACGATTGGATTTACTTTAGCTTCATAAAGATTATCTCTATCAGCCTGAGTCAATCTACTCAATACTGCAACTGCTCCGTTCAAACCACCACGATTCAAACCTGCTGGTGCGAACCATTCTGCTGCTACTCTATCGTTAGCTGCGAAAACTGCTGGCATCAAAACTGAAGGTGGAATTGCGATTAATTTATTTGTATTAACATCCACAGTCTTAACCCAAGGGTAGTACATTGCTGCGTAGTTAGAATCTACAGATGCTGCTTGGTCTTTAGCGTTAGATATTGTACCTGTATAAGAAGTACCATCTATTACATAGAAAGAATCTGCTCTATCAGTTACCAAATCAAGTGCTTTATCAACAAGACTTGAGTGATATTGCTTATTCAAACCTGGAGTTACTAACATCTGAATATCATATTGGTCAGAAGAAAGTGCTGAGAACTGGCGTTGGTAAGCTACCGAACCAGATGAAGTAAGAGTTGCACAATTCAAACCTTGTGTGTTAGAACCATCATCTTCCATATCTTTACCTTTTAAGATAGGAATTACAGGAGATTGTCCGTCAAAACCTTCTTGGAATACGATAAGGATATTTCTTTTTTCAACATCTGTCGATAATGAACCAACTGGAGATAATCCAGAAGTTCCATCTAATGAGTATGCCACATTAGAACCTGAACAATATGTATATGAACCCGAACTCAGTGTTGCAGGGATTGGGCTACAATAGAAGTAGTTATCAGAATTATCTTCCAAATTAATACCACCGTATTGAGTAGCATCAGGGGTTGTGAAAGTTGCGGCTGGAACTAAGGACGCAGTAGCTACAGATGCTGATATAGGTAATTTGTAAGGAGCATGTGCAAATGGTATTGCTTGAACTGGAATATTTTCAGTTACTAATGTACCATCTCTTTCGGTATTTACAAGTCTTACATATTTTGATTTGTTTACCCAATCACCAGTTTCAGTTGCTCTACCTGATTCATCAAATGTTAAGTGTCTATCACCAATCACTCTATAAATATAGTTTGGAGAAGATGGGTCAAGGTTTACATTAGAATAAGTTTCCAAAGCGTTTCTTCTTCTATTAGTATCACCAAATGCTCTTACAGTTACAGTGAATGTACCATAAGTTGTAGCCTGAGATGAACCTGCTGGTTTGATATTTGAAATACCAATTTTGATTTTTGTATTTGCTGCATTACCTGCTCCGATTGTTTCAAAACGGAAAAGATTATATCTTTGGCCTGAAATTAATTGAGATTGGATATAAGGAGTTTTTGCTTCCTGTGCATCAAATGGGAATGTTTGGTCTGATAAAGCAACTGCCGATACTACTGCACTTCCAGTGTAATTTGCTAATAGAGATGCTGCTTTAACACCAAAATACTTATAAGAATAAGCATCTTTAGAACCACGTGGGTCAGAACCTAAAACTGCTTCAATATTACTTACGCTTGTAGGATTTACTGAAGCCGTAAAAGCAATTGCACTTGTTACACTTCCTGACATAAAGAAACTTCCACTTCCTAAATTTGCGATTACAACACTTCCTGAACTTGCATTCAATACAGTACTAAATACGATAGCAACCGAACTACTTATTTGTCCGTTTGATGCGCTCATTGCTAATTGTATTAATGTTGGAGTTTTCTCAGTATATCCACCGATACCGGCAACTCTACAAACTGTAGCTGCGCCTGCTTCTTTAAGATATTTCTGAACTGCGATAGGTGTGTAATAAGTGTCATCAACTGTACCAAACATATTTTCAAATTCTGTCTGGGTGTTAACGAGAGTTGGAACCAGTGGTCCTTCTTTGAATGGACCTACAAACGCTGTACCTATACTTGCCACACCTTGTTGCAAGAATGATAAGTCGTTCTCCTTGGTAAATACGCCGGGTGATACTATTTTCTCTGCCATTGTTTAAATTGTTTTTTAATTATGAAATTTGTCTATAAATATAATTTAAAAAACCAAAACAATGATTATTGAATAAATGGTATTAAATATTTTAAAAAAATATTGTGTAATTTATTATAAAGTTATAAATTTTCCTGTTATTGTGATTTCATCGGCGCTTGTGACATTAAATCCAATATTAGCAGAAAGGAAATTTATTATTAAAGTATTGGCTGAGTATATTGCATTAAAATGCGTAGTTTGATTATACTTTGTACCATTTATATAAATTTTTAAGTCGTAATTTTTGGTATCATAAACTAACGTACCAGGAACAACTCCAGATAATGCCGGTGGTATTGTTATCAAATCTATATTTGAAAATGTAATTGTATTATTTATAGTTGGTCGGCCGGTTAATGAATTATTTAATGCTATATAATCAGATATATCGCTTGCATTATAATATGGTGAAGTTGTAGATGTAAATCCCTCCATTCTACCGTTGCCTGTAAAATCGGTTTCAGTTGTTAATATTAATTTATTTGAACTAAATCCTTTTGTAGTAGTTCGTTCTCCATCAAATTTTTCAGGAAGAAGATAAGCTTTTACCGTAAGATTGAACTCTACTCTGTTTACTCGTTGTGCTCCATCCGATAATTCGTTAATTACATTATAATCATCAATCGTTGTAACAAACTTAAATTTCTTTTTATCGCCCCAATATTCATCGGATGCCCAGTTTAGAGATTCAATTATAGTATTAAGGTGTTCTGTATAATTTGTCCAAGCCATAGACTCGTATTTAATTTCAACATAATCAGGCATTGTTATATTATATATTTCGTATTTTGGCTTAGCTCCAGTCATTATACTAAAACGGTCATAACGATTTTCTTTTGAATATTTTTTAACATCCTGATAAGATACGTGTCGGTTTAGCATTGGCATAGATTCATTCTTTGTAACATTTGTTCTTCGTATCATTAATAGTGGTAACTGAATTTTTCCTTTTTGGTCACGATATATACCATCTTTTCTAGCACCAACCCATCTTTCCGAATTACCATACACTACTGGAATTTTTATAGCTTTTCCATTTTCGTTTAATGTTGGTAATACGACATCTTCCAAATAACTCATTATAGCATAATCCACATCATACAGAGATACACTTTGCTTTATATCTCCGGGTTCAAAATTTGTTTGAAGTATTCTATCCGGTTTTCTTAATGGATTTTGTGCCATATTATTGTATTCTTTCTTCTATGTTTAATGTTGATTTACTTACCATAAAGGTATTGCATACGATACTGAAATTATTTTTATCAAATCCACCAACGTATTGAGTTTCGGTTGTGTTATCAATTTCATAATACGAATCATCAAAATAAATAACATCACCGACTTCTGGATATGAATTTTTTTCTTCACACATAAACCTATCAAATCGAAACTCTATATTTTGCATTGTTTCGGCACCAAACCCTTCATAACTAGTGGTTGTCGTATCTTTATTTATAAGTACATACAATTGTACGCCAGTATGCCAAGTTTTATTCATAGCTTCACCGTATAGGTTTATTCTGGTATCCGCAAGATTTATCTTATACAATACGCAAGTGTTTTGAACTACATCATCAACAACTTCTCTCGCCAACCCTTTGAAAAAAGTTACATCTCTATCTGATATAAATTTTGCCATATTATCCTACATATAATTTTAAAGGAATGTGTTTTAACATATCTTGATGATATTCCGATTCATTTTTTTTATATTCTAATTGCTTAACCCTACTTAAATCTTCAAGGTTTTCTCTCAATTGAGTAATCAATGCATCTTTTTCAACTTGAGCTTCAGAACGTAGTGCGGCACCATCAAGAGATATAGTAGCATCTGGAATAGGAATTTCATTATATTTTTCACGAATAGCACCTAATAATTCTTTTGCTAATGCTAATGTATATTTTCTTATCCATTGCTTACCAACATCATTAATATCACTATATTGTATAAAATCATATTTTGCATCAGAATAATCCGATATAGATCCAGAATCTATTAATAATGAATTTTCAAAAAAATCTTTTCTTACAAAGTATTCAAAATATATTTTTTTAATAGGAGATACTGCCGATGGTACTGGAAATACTTCAATTTTATTATTAACAATATTGAACGAATGAGCCGATTTACGAATATGGTCATTAAATTCAATATGCTGCATTCTAAGTACATCTTCATACAATGGCATCATTAGGAATTGAGCAGCTGGTGAGTAGTTACCAAATCCCAATTCACTAATCAAATTCAATGTACCTTGTGCTCCTACTGAATATGGGTCGAAGAAACGAGTAATAGCGGGAACAGCTTCATAAAATACTTTTGTAACATCAAATGCATTTGAGCCGGAATATAATGATGCCATTGTTTGGCCGGTTGCTTTATCAACGGCGTTTGCTAAATCGTAAGATTGTACCGATGCCGATATGTTTATGTAAGCTTTTTTTATATCAGTTGCGCCTCCAACTCCTGAAACCGTACCATATGCTTGTGACATTCTAAATGCCAATGGAACTGTAGACCCTTCTATAAGCGTTTGAGAAAAATTACGATTATTTGATTTTGATTGGCCGTGTAAAAGATATAAGTTATTTCTTATATTAAATTGATTGACCTGTGCCGAGTACTCAGATGTTGCCTCTTCAAAACACGCATAAAATTGGTCATTAACCAATTCAATATCAATAATTGGGTAGCCTAGTCTTTTGGCACACCATACAGCTGTTCTCGGTGCATCATTCCTAAAATCCGCATCGTTATCGTATAATGCAAATGGAGTTGGCATTGATCCGGTATCAAAACTTGCTGAACCAGGCCATTTTAAATTTAAAGACATAGTTTGAGAATTATGGTTATTCTTATATAAATATAAAAATTATTAAGAACTACTTATAAATCTTCCATTAGAATCTTTTTTTAAATTTCTGTTCTTTAACCAATGGCATCTTTCTTCATATAATCGGGTTCCTTCGGTATCGCCATTCCTATCTATAAACCAATCCAATGAGTATCTACCCTTTGCTTTTTCTTTTTGTAGTTCCTTTGTATTATCTGAATGCGATTTGCCAAACATAGGATTTTTTGTACCTGTAAACCTTTTGCTTAAAGATACTCTTTGTTTTTCTTTTAACTCTGGATTGTTAGTAAACATATTTCCACCATGTCCGGCGTAGGTATTATTATAACCACGTTTAACACTATCATATGCCAATATAAATTCTTCTTCAAGCTTGGGAGCAATATCTTTATTAACTTCGCATAAAATTTCTTTTTGAAAATTATCCCAACCATATTTACGAATTGCTTTATACAAAGAATAATCAGATTTATGTTTTAAGGCAATATGTTTATGCTCATTCATTCTGCCCATAAAATCTTTTGTTCTTCCTATATAAACTTTTCCTTTTGGCGATGTGATTTTATAAATAACTTCATTTTCCATATAATTCTATTTTATATAAATATAATGAATTTTACCGAAAAGGCAAAATAAAAGGGAGAATTTCTTCTCCCTCTTAATTATATTACTCTAAATACGATTAAAGAGTGTTCAAACCTTCAATTACAACCTTACCGTAAAACTCCGGACGAACTATCTTCTTAGCGTAACGAGTCATAACGCCTCTACGCGGTGTGAAGTTAGTTGGGTCATAAACCAACGGAGTCATAATTAATGGAACGTATGGAGCGTAAACGGCACCAGTCTCAAAGAAATTACTTCCTTTGAAGCCCATTAAGATTACATTCTCAGTCATGTATGGGTTTTTGTAAACATCATAACGATTAGAGATTGAACCTACCTGAGATACGCCTGCTGCAAATTGTAACGCATCTTTAGCTGGGTTAGCCGAAAATCCGTTCATTGATTCAAGAATTGTACATACGTTTGGAGAAGCAACTAAGAAGTTTGCACCACCACGCATTGTTAATTGATGAATACGGTTAGAAACTTTTTGCAATTTAATACCCAAAGTTTGATACCAAGTAGATTTAGTGTATGCACTTGCAGCTGCTGCGTTAGCATCAATAGAGAATGAATTTGAAGTCGAAGTGTAATCATATCCAACACGAGCAGACCAGTAATCAACAGTCAATGCATTAGCTTGTAACATTTCAAGGATTTCTAAGTCGATTTCCAAAGAGATGTACTCACTTAACATTTGAGTCAATTCAGCTTCTGCATCAATAGAATGGTATGCATTCAAATCTTGTGCCAATTCCGGAGTCCAAATTGCTTTTAACTTACGAGTTTTTGCAACGATTGGCTCTGATTTCAATTCCAATTCAATTTCTGCGATATTAAGGTCAGCACCTGTTCTATCTTCAAAATCACCACGATTTGTTGCGGTTGGTTGAGTATTAAATCCAACAAGAACACCTGGCATGCTACTTGTTACAGAAGCTGCAGTTCCTGTTGTGATGAATGTTACAGTAGAACCACTAATTGCTGTAAATTGTGGATAGTATGTTGTAAATGATCCTGATGCAGAGAATGTTCTAACTGAGTTTATATCTGCATTAGTCAAACTGGTTAAAGCAATTGCTAATTTTCTAGCAGAACCAGCTGCGATTGATCCAGAAAGAGTTGTATTAGATAAATCAAAAGCAATATCAACCAAAGATGCAGTTGTCATTACAGCTGTTGCTGAAGCACTTGTATCATTGAATGTATAACCAAAACGACCTGCTCCGTACAAACCACCGGTTGTATCTTGAGTAGAACCAAGTTTGTTTGTGTTAGCTGCGTTTAAGCTATCTTGTCCAAAAGTACCACCTGCTCCGAATAAAGAAGAACCAGATTCTGGTCTGTTGGTTGATGTAGCATTTGAATATTTGAAATCCATATAGAAGATAAGACCTGAAGGTAAGTTCATCGGTTGTACAGAAACGAACTCTTTTGCAGCGATGCTACCAAAGATACGTCTTACCAACGGAAGAGCTACACCAGCCCATTCTTCTGAACCTTGTGAAACACCTGTTCTAGTGCTTTCATCAAGTAATTGTTTAGCTTGGTTTTCTAGCATTACCGCCATACCATGCTTATTTGTTTCAGAGCCTACTCCTTCAAGTAGACCTGTTCTTTCCCACTTGCCTTTCAAACCTCTGGTTTGCTCTAGCATAATGCTTTGTGGATTAGCACCTGACATTAATTTTTTTAAGTCCATTTTAATTTAAGTTTTTTGATTTTTAATTATTTGATTATGCCTGCTAACTTTTTGAACCTATCAGAAATTACAGTGCTTTCAGCAATTACTTGCTTTTGTGCAGCTTGAGCTGGTTTAGTTGATTTAACAACTTTACTAGCAAAACCTTCTGTGATTGATTTTTTAGCAACCTTGTTAGATAATGTGTATTTGAAATTCTCTGCTAATGTAGAGTAAACCAATTTAACTTCTCTAACTGATTTTGTTCTATCCAAAGTTTCAATAACTTTAACTTTTTGTTCGTTAGTCATATTGTGTGCTCTGAATAATTTGTTTGCGAATAACAATTTAGCGTTCAATAAGTTTACCTCATTGATTGTTCCTTGTAAAGATTTGATAGTTTTGTAAGCTTCTTTCAATTCAGCTTTCATTTCTTCTGTATCTTCTTCACCTTCATTTTTGGGCTCCTCATCTTTCATGTCAGCTTCCATTTCACGAAGGATTTCTTCCAAGTCGATTACATCTTCCGTTTCTTTAGGTTCTTCGGGTTCACTACCTTCGAGTTCAGCTAATCTAGCGCGGAGTTCAGCGATTTCTTCTTTCTCTGGATCGATTTCCTCACCTTCTTCGTTGGTAGCCATTTGGTCACCTTCACCTTCTTCAGGTTCTTCTTGATCAAGTTGAGATTCCAATTCACGAATGATAGATTCCAAATCTAAGTCATCTTCTTCTTCGGTTTCTTCGGTTTCATCGCCGGTAATTTCGTAATCTTCGCCATCACCTTCGTAGTCTTCGCCATCACCTTCGTAGTCTTCGCCATCACCTTCGTAGTCTTCGCCATCACCTTCCATACCAAATTGGTCATCATCAGAAGATTCATCGCCTTCTAATTCTGCCAAACGTGCACGTAATTCAGCGATTTCTTGGTCTTTGTTCATTTCATCATCTTCCATTCCCATTTCTTCTTCGTTAATGTCTTTTGTTTTTGTGTAGTCACTAACAGCAGTAGCGGAATTACCAGATGATTTTTTAACACCAACTGATAAGTCGGTATCGGAATCCAACGATGGTTGCTTACCAGGTGTTTTTCCCATAGAATCAGCAGTGCCAATATCAGATGAGTCTAACTCTTCGTTTTGCATTTCTTCATCACCCATATCTTCTTCAGCTTCTTGTCTCAATTTTTGAGAAAGAATTGATTGTAAGCGTGGCGTAAATGCTTCTTCTAGAGCTAATTTTGCGTTTGCTAAAGCAGTTTCTTTAACGGCTTTGGCATCAGCGATTGCTTCTTTCAATAATTTTGAATTTGCCATTTTTTTTTAAAAATTAAATTTGTTCGTGAAGTTATTCTGGAGAACTCCAATAGAATTATGTTGATTGTTCGGTCACCACTTATAGAGAAGGGTATTCATCAATCAACTATTATAAAAAAGATAGTCCTATATGAGATAGGACATTTGTGAATAAGTATATAAAAATAAACTAAACGTAATAAAATTATAAATTTTTTTTATTTTTTCGTTTAGCTTCTTCTATTAATAATCTTTTTTTAACGGATTTCTTTTCGTAGGTATGCCGTTCTCTTAATCGTTCAATTTGTTTTGTATTTTGAACTTTCTTTTTGTAAATTTTCAAAGCCCCATCTACGTTTCCGTTTTTAATCTCTATAACAAGCATAACTTATTGTAAATTAACCAACTTATATTTTGTTGAATATAGTAATTCCGAAATATTATCTATTTGATTTTGAATCCAAGTATCTTGTAATTTTTTATCTTGTCTTATTTTATCAAGGGCTGATATTAATTTTTCAAAATACTTAATTATATTTTCAATTTCACAATTAGTATCTAAACCATTAACAGGTTGAAATTTAATAAGTCCGTATTTACCCTGATATGATTCTACCAACCCATCTACTAAACCCACAATTTCATCATAGTATGTATTTAATGCTGAATGTGCTGCGAATGCGCCTGGTCCGCTAACTCCCAAATGAAACACATGCGCTTGTGTTCTACTGTGGAAGAATAATGATGCTAATTGTTCCATTTTATTTTATTTATTTTTTTCTTAACATTTTAAAATCTTGCCCGTCAAGCTTTCCGTTTTTATTCATATCAATTTTATGTTGGTCACCTTTAAGTCCAAGCCTTTCGTGCATTTGTTCTTCACTAATTTCAGCTATTTCAAAGTAACGTCCTAAAACGTGTCCCATATCTTCGTATAATGCCTCAAGTCTTTCTTCTTGCCTTTTTGATTCAACAGCCTCTCTATCAAACTTCTCTTGTAACTTCTTTAGCTCTCCCATATTACGTTTGATTGTAACCCTATCAAACCAATCACCTGCCTCACGTAGAGTGTACTCCTGAGCCGCATCAGCAATTGCACCCAATGTCTCTGCTATCTTACGTATATCTGATTTGCGAGTCATACCCTCTCTATGTTGTCCATAGGTAGATATGATTTCCAAGAAATGCTTTTTTAGTTCGGTTGGCATTTGTTGGTATTCTTCTGTTTCTTTTAATATATCCTTTAAACGTATCATAAATTATTTTTTATAAATAAAAAGCCTTCTCAATATCAATCAATTTAACTTTAACTGATTTTTTATCTTCTTTTTTAATAGTAATCGTTGCTGAATTAATATCCACATCGGTTACTTCACCTTCCAAATCAAATTGGCCTTGTGAACCAGAACCTGCACCATAATTATATCCGGCAGTAATTCCGATTTTTTTGCCCTTTCTTGGTAATAAAAGTGCTTCACGTCTTTCTACTTTGTAAACATTTCCTTTTTTACTAGCCGGTCCGATTGCAGTTACTTCTACATTCTTACTACCAACTATCTTACTTACTCGACCGATTACAGTACCGGTGTACATTGACATTCCCCTTTCATTTTCCGATTGATGAAAATAAATAAGGTCATCTTTTTTCAAATCAGTTGCTCTCAAATCCTCTCTACCACTTTTTATCAAAGTTGCTTCTTGAATTTGATTGAGCCTTTCACGAATAATAGCAATCTCCTGCTCTTTAGTCATTTGTGTACCAGCAATTTTATTCATTGCTTTAATTTCGTTTAATAAGTTTTTCATTGTTTTTTTTTGAATAATTTATTTTTTAATATCCTTTGTACCAATTTTTATCTCCACCGTGATTTTTATCAAATGCTAATAAAAACGATTTTAGTGCTTTTGCTTTTTCCAATGCTTTTGATTGGTCACCACCACTAAGATATACTCGTTTTATTTGTGCCTCCAATTTACCACTGCGAATATCATCCACTTTGAAACTATCTCTTGGAAACATACTTGCAAATTTGAAAACATCTTCCGAAGTTAATCCAGATGCTTTCACATCTTTCATAGCTGATTGGATTTCCTTTTCATCTTCGTATGTAGATTCCGCATTCTTCTTCATAAACTTAACAGCGCTTGCTAACTTTGAATTTGCTGCGAAGGCTTCGGATAATAAATCTTTTAGTTTCATTTATTTATTTTTTAATGAGTTGGATGCGTTTTCCACAAAATTCCTTCTATAAATGCATTAAATACTAAATCATATTCTCTATTTGATAATGATTTACCTTTTTTAGCATAATCTTCAGCTGCTTTTTTTATTTGTGGCCCTACTAAATCATATTTTGTACTTTCTTCCATATTCGTATCTTCGCCCATCCAATCGTGGTCATCGTTTCCGGTCTTTTGACGTTTAACAACATCGTATTTTTTAAGTTTTTGTACGGCCTGGCTTAATTCAGCGGTTGTGATTCCTATTGAATCCATTACTCTAGCTATCACTGCTTGCTCTTTCTTTTTTGGAAGATTGTATGATTTGATTGTTTGTACCAATCTTTGTAAAAATTTCTCAACCTTTGAAGGTAGTGCTACTTCCATATCTTCCAAAGCCTCATTTGTTTTTGGCTTTTGGTTATTTGGTATAAGATTTATTAATTTTGCCATTTTCTTATTTTTTTGTATAAATATTATTATTTTAATTTCCAAATCCAGCCTCCGGCCGACTTTTGTTTATTATTACATACTTTTGATATATCTCCTTTATCCGTTTTTGTATTCTCACCTGCTACTTTTATACTTTCGTATTCTTTGATAAAATTCATATCCTTATCAAATTGTAAAACAGGTTTTTTTATTCTTGCATCACTTAGTCTTTTTCTAGTTTCTTCCGAATATATACGTCCTTTGGCTTTTATTCTTATTTTTTCTTTTGTTTCCTCTGAATGTGGGTTTCCGTATCTGGGATTTTTATCACCCAACCGTGCTAACCTCATTTTATCTCTTACACTTTTTTCAAAAACTCTTCCTGTATTGTGGAATCCTAATCCAGGTATGTTATAATTTTTATTCAGAGGATTATTTATATTTTCTTTAATCAACTGAATTTCTTCTTTTATAGCTTCTTCTCTTGTTAAAAACTTATCATTCAATATAGTTTTTATTAAGTCATTTTTATTTGGTTTCCATGCTACCATAGAGCCCATATATTTTATATCTTCTTCCGATTTACAATTACAACTTCTACTACCTATATAAAATTCACCAGTTTTACGATTGTTTACTATATACGTATAATGAACTTTAATCATAATTAGTTTAAATCAATTAAAATTTCTCTCATTAAGTCATGTGAGCGACACCATTTGCCACATTCATCTGCTATTTTCTGCCATTGCTTGCTTTCATTCATCGGTGCCATAAATGCCCCATGCGTTGAGGGGTTTGAAACGAAGTCCCAGCCTACTAATTCAAAATCTTCCTGCACCATTACAGTACCATCATTCATTTCTTTTACAGATCCCAAACCTCTACTACTAATACCCAAACGAATATTATTTTTTAGAAGTTCTCTTAATATGTTTCCAGATGGAGTTGAAAGTATTTCTACCTTACCACATACATCATCGCCTTCCCACCATATTTCTCTAATATTATGTGAAACATTTTTAAGATTGATTACAGGTGAATCTGGGTGGTCAAGTTCTCCCAAAGCACGTCTTTCTCTAATAAGTTGCCCGTATTTCTCACATTCTCTTTTTAGAATTTCTTTTGGGTATCTACGTTTGTTTTGATTGGGAGCACCTGCTCTTTGTAGAATACCTTTAACAAGAAAAGTACCATTATCTTCTTCTTGTATTTTTGCTTCAAATAAATGCGTTTCTATTAAGAGTCCTTTATTCATTTATGGTTTTAATTTATTTTTTATAGTCTTTATTGCTGAGTTTTGAATTGATGTATCAGTCCAAGCTTTCCAAAATGTTTTTCCAAACTCATATCCAATTACGCTGCGGCCTGCTAGTGCTTTTTTAATATTTTTTCCGGTGAACTCTTTATCAAGGTTTTTGCTACGTTCTTCTTCTTCTTCTCTTGCATATTTCTGTACAATGGGTAATTTTTCTATTTTTTGAATTATTTCTGCACTCACATTTGGATTATCTGCTATAAGTTTTGCCATAGAATCTATAAATTGCTTATTATCTTTCAATTTTTCAAACATAGATTCAACTGCAATTTTGTATTCTTTACCCGATATTAATTGGTCAATACCATGAATAATCATACCAAATATAGTAGGCAATATGGCCACTGCCAATAATATAAATCCAGCTTGTCCAAATATTTCAGACATACCTTCATTTAATTCATTTTTTTTAGAATCTATAAGCTTTCCTTCCGTTTTTGCTTTATAAGCCTTATCTACTGCCGTAAAGAATTTTTTCTTTTCTTCATCACTCATAG